ACAGTCTGGTGGTGGCTTCTTTCCCGGAATCGGGACGGCTCGTGGCGTACTCTCCAGATGCTATAA